TTGATGTTGCGGGGCTTCCTCAATCGGATTGAAGTCGCTGGCCTTCGGAGACTTGCCCTTCTCGCTGTACGGAGCCAGGATCGCCGAAGTCAGCAGGCCCGTCTCGGCCCAGCTATCCGGCAATGCTTGGTAGTACCGCGTGAAAGCCATCCACTCTCCGAGTTCCCGCGAAGTCATCCTCCGCTCAATCTCGCCAACCGTCATTCCCAAGTGCCCCGCCAGACGAAACAGAAACCGTCTCGTCGGGCGGACGTTCAGTTTTTTGCCAGTTCCTCCACCTCGTCTGCCGTCATCGCGTTGTGCTTCATCGCCTTGTCGAACAGCTTCGACACGACCTTCGCCGACTTGCCAGCGAGCTTCTCGATCTGCTCGTCGGTGAACAGGCGGTCGCCCGTCTCCGGGTGGCACAGGCAGCGGGCGAGAAACTTCGTGCGGAAGTTGTCGATGCCCGTCTCACGCTTGCCGATCCACTCCCGCTCGTAGGCGTCGCGCTCGCCGACAGTCATCACGCGAATGCCGAGCGTGAGCGGCTTGCCTTCCTTGTCGGCCCACTCCTTCACAGTGACCTTGAGAATGCCAAGGTCTTCGGCCGCCATGATCTGTGCCGCCAACTCTTCAACCGTCAGTGCCATGCGTCAGGCTCCTATTCGAGGCAGATTTTGAAAGACCCGGCATACCGTGCCACGTCGTTGACCTTGCCTGACAAGCGAAGCGTCTGACAGATCGCCTTGGTCGTGTACGTCAGCCCACCCCCGGTGAGGGCGAGCGTCTTTTTCAGACCGTATTCGGCAAACGAAAGATTTGCGCTACTCAGGCACTTAATCTCTATAGTGCCTGCGTCAACCGCAAACGGCGCTGCCCTGCCAATGGGAAGAGAGCCGCCGCGAGTGGCGTCGATCTCGGTGACTTCACCAAGAGACTGACCGCCCCACGTTGCTGAGACGCCTGTGCAGGGAATCGCCATGACGGTCCTCCGTCAGGCGACTTACACGCGGGCGATACGGATCGTCGCCTGACCCCGGATCGCGTCGTTCGTCGCCAGCGTCAGCGTGCTGGAGTTGACCGTGTAGGCCACGCCCGCAAGCAGCGAAGTGCCTCCGGTCGAGATCGTGCACGTCCCGGTCGCACCGTCCGCAATGATCGACTTGCCGAGATAGTTGAACTGCACCGACCGGCCCGTGTCGGTCGTGCTGCCCTTGAGCGGGCGGTCAATGGTCGCAAGCTGGGCACCCGTGGTCAGGCCAAGGTGCGAAACGTCGATCTTCTCTTGGTCGGCGTTCGGGTCGTTGTACGTGATGACGATGTTGCTGACCGTGTAATTCACATTGCCCAGGGCAAGCGACGTGCCGACACCATCATGGGGAGTTGCGGACATTACTGCGGTTCTCCTAGTTCTCGACCCACATCACGGAATACGTTTGCGTCACGCTGTAGACCGGCGGCATCTCGCCACCCGCCAACTGCACGAACCCGTCCGCCTCGTTATCGAGGCTGACGTTCTTCACTACGATGGATTCTGCCTCTGCCGTGCCGTACCCATCCAGAGTGAGCCTTACTCTGTCGGCTAGCTCCCGCACGCCTTCGTAGGTGGTGGCGTACATATCCACGGTCATCTGCACGACCGGCATCCCCATCGGCCCGGAGAGCGTGTGTTCCCGCTGGATGCCCGACCGCCGGAACGTGACGAATGGCAGGTCGGCCGTGGCCGGGGCAATGACCGGGTAGACGCGGGTGCCGACCAGGGCCGCCACGGCAGGGTCGGCAACCAGGGCCGAGCGGCATACGGCTTCGGGGCTTTTGAATGCCATGCTGGCTCCTAGGCTGGGCCGAGGGTGTCTTGGCCGGTGATCGAACCAGACTCGCGGAACCGCAGGGCGGCCCACGCCTCGCCCAGCGACAGCGATAGCTCACGCTGGAGGTACTCAGCCACTTGCCCCTGCGTCTGGTTCCATGCCGTCTGCACTGGCGGCACCCCGGCATCGCCGCCAACCGGCATCGCCGGGATGACGATGGGCGTTTTCGACTTCTTGAAAAACGCCTTCGGATAGGCCGGGTCGGTCTGCACACGGCCCTTCTCTTGCTTGTCGAACTTGAACGGGCCAAGCCGGTTGAAGCTGGACGCGATATAGGCGTTCTGGCCGCTCACCCAGTGCACCACGCCCTTGCCTCGCACTGTCTCGGTAACGACTCCAGACGGCGTCCGGCGTCTCCGGGTGAACGGCTTCGTCGGCGACTTCCGCTGGTACGGCGTGTTCGAGAACTTGCCAACCCGCCGCTGCCGCGTGCCAAACTCTAGCCACCACTGATGAAACGCTCGGTCGGGGCCAGCCAGCACCGTGCCGCCAGCCGCGCTTCTCGCATCGCCTTTGCCAGCCCGCTGGTAGCCGATGAGCCCGACAGCCACGCCGCTCTGCTTGTACTTCACGATCTTGTATGACACGGCCCGCTTCAAGTTGCCGGTCGGGCCGACAGGCGTCACCTCACGCAGCCGCAGGTAGGCAGGCCAGATCGCCTTCTCAATAGCATCCCCGAGCACGTTGGCAGCATCGGCCTTCGGGAAGAACGCCCGCAGGTTCGCGGCCAGCCCGCGAAGCTCCTCCGTGTTGATGTTCAACTGAATGCCAGCGACGGCCATGCTAGATCGTCTCCTGGCATAGCAGTTCGTGCTCGCTGCGGTTGGCGTGCTCGAGGATCGACACGATCTCCAGCGTGCGGCCACGCCAGAGAATCCGCATCCGCTGCGTCAGACCCGTGAGATACCGCATCCGAATCCGGTGCGAAATCTCCGTTTGCTGCTGGCCGGCAAGCAGGAACTCACGGGCCGTCACGCCCTGGACGCTGGCCCAAACTTCCGCGAACGTCTGGTCATAGACCGGCACCATTTCGCCCAGCGAGTTCTTCGTCTCGCGGTAGGCTTGCACGGTGATCCGCTCGCGGAGGTCGCCGGCCTTCATCAGATCAAGCTCCCCTCACCGACGATGACGATCTCGTAGGTCGTGCCCGCCGTCGATGCCAGATAGAGCGTTGCCGCAGTCGTGCCGGCCGCAGTCGGATTCACAGCCAAGAGCATCCCGCCAGCGGGCACGCTGCCCGTGTAGGCACCCGTGACCGTGATCGTGTTGGAGGCGTGCGTGTTGCGAACATAGAGCACCTTCGCCGCCGTGAACGCAATCGTGACTGCCGCACCATCGCGGGAGTCAGACAGCGACGATAGCTGGAACGTGTCGGTGCCGGCAGACGTGACCTTGTCGCTGTAGATAACCTGGGCCTGACCGGCATCGGTGCCGTCAGCCAACGCCGTGAAATACTCGGCTCGCGTTACGCGGGTGTTCTTCGCAATGTCGGCAGCGTCGGTTTCAATGCCGACGATGCGACAGAGGATCTCAGCGGACAGGCTCATGAGTATGACCCCCACGACACGGTATCGAGCAGCCGCTTCGCCGCGTCAGGCATCTGCCCGTCGCCACGCTTCTCGTAGAGTTCATGCACGCACATGAGCATCGCCGACTTCACCCGCTGGGGCACGTCGGCAGCCGAGCCGTAGCCAGCCCACCACGACACCGTGACGGCATTGGCGTCTAGCAGGTGGCTGGGCCATGAGCCGCCGTACAGCGTGCGGATCGCCCCCGGCGTCGAATCGCGGTCAACCCGGTACTCGCTGGTCGAGAGAGTCGCCGTGCCGCCAGCCTCGCCCGTGACATACGTGATCGTGACCGCCGTGGCCGTGCCGCTGGCAATCATCGGCGGGCGAGGCAGTTCGATTTCTCCGGGGAACGCATCCAGCTTCATGACAAGCTGCTGCGTCACAAGAGCCCGGTCGATGTAGTCCTCGACCCACTCACGGGCCGTAGTGATGTAGCCCTGGATCAGCGTATCGTCAGTGGACGCATCGACGCGGCAGTGAGCCTTCGCTTCGGCCAGCGTGATCGGCTCCACCGTTGGGGCGACGGTTCGCTTGAGGCTGCGGTAGCGTTTCACTTGCGGCGTCTCCGTGGCGTCATGTCTGCCGACTCAGCGACCGGCTCCACGCTCGCCGTCTCGATCAAGTCCTGCTGGGCGTTCCGCACCTCGGTGGCGTACTCCCAGGCGATCAGGCTCAAAGCCTGCCGCTCTGGGAGGTCGATCACCTCGCCAGCCTTGTAGGCACCGTGCGCCCGCTTCATTCGTATTTTCATTCTTCGCCTACCTTCCATGCAGACTTGGGAGGCTTCCGCGTCTCCTGCCACTCGTTGCAATACTGAAACACCGGCTGACCGAGTTCCTGGCTGGGCCACGTAATCACGTACTCGCCGTGCCCGATGCAGACACGGGGCGTGATGTAGAGGCGGTTGCCGCTGGCCTTGAACTGCTTCCAGAACCAGATGTCGGAGTCGATCCGCCCGTCACCCCAGGAGCCGCTTGGGTCAGGCTGTTCGTGGAACCACGGCTTCTTCATCCGCCGCAGGGCAGCAGTCGAGATGATCGTGCACCCAAAATGTGCCGTATCCACCTGCTGCACCGGGGCACCAAACCACTCACGCGGCACAGAGGTCACGCCACCCGGCGGCGGGTTGTCAAGCGTGTCGAGGAGCGTCAGCATCGGCCGCCCGTCCTCACGCTTCGTCTGGATCGGTGCCAATGCGTCACACTGGAACGTCATAGCCAGGGCGAAGAGATGCTCCACCGATTCCCTGCAAGTGAAGCTATCCATGTCCAGGCAGAGGATGTATTCCGTTGTCGGCTCGAACTTCTCCATCATGCGGGTCAGCACTTGCGACCAGAACGCACCTTGCCCGAGCGTCGGGCGGATGTGCAGCGGCATGAGCGATTCGATGAACCCGAACACGTTGATGAGCGGACCGAAACGTGGCCCCGACAGGATCGCCTCGCACCGCACCTCGACCGACTAATTGCCGACTTGAACGAGCATGGTCACTCCAGAAAACAGAAACGGCGGGGAAGGCAATCGCCATCC